GGAAAATTAGAAATAAAAAATATTAAAGATTTAGAAAAAATATTAGATGAATTTATTCCTAACGTTAGGAATAAAATTATTAAAGATGCTTTAAGAAAATCAGCGAAAACAATTTTAGACCTTGCAAAGAATAATTTTAAATCATTCAAGAAAAATAAAAGTAGAACTAATTACAAAGAGTTTAATAAATCATTTAAAGTAAAATTTAAAAAAGATGGAATGGGTGTAGTATTAGGTAGCGATTATTATAAATCTTTATGGCTTGAAAAAGGAACAGTTCAAAGATATACAAGAAAAAAAAATTCATATAGGGGTATAATTGAAGGTACTAAATTTTTTGAAAGTGCTATAAATTCTAAACAAAATGAAGTTCAAAATAATATAACTCAATCTGTAATAGAAAGTTTAAATAGGGTTGTAAAAAAATATGAAAAATAAGAATGCCAATAATTAACTTACCAAATAAAAATAGAATAGATAAAAAAAATAATGATAATCATAAATATATTTATAACACTAAAAGATGGAGAGAAGTTAGAAAAAGATATTTAATGAATAATCCATTATGTAAATTATGTTTAGAAAAAGGGATATTTAAAAAAGTTGATGAAGTTCATCACATTAAACCATTATCAACTGCAAGTGATGTAAATGAAAAAATTAGATTAGGTTTTGATTTAAATAATTTAATGGGATTATGCAGAGAATGCCATATAGATATACACAAAAATAATAGTAATAAAAATGATTAAAATCGGAAAAGTAATTTATAATATATTAAGCGGTTCAACCGAAATTTCAAATTTAGTTGATGATAAAATATATCCTATTGTAATTCCTGAAAATACATCATTACCAACAATTACGTATGAAAGAAGGTTACTAACAGAAACTACAAAAGATAATAACTTTTATACTGTTAATTTTGATATAAATGTATATACAGATAATTATAAAGATGGAATTGATATTGCGGATAAAGTGGATGGTGTTTTAAACTCATTTACAGATGAAATAGATGATTATTTTATTCAATTAATATATAATGATGGAATTGATGAAATGTTCAATAGTGGTGTTTATATTCAGAAACTAACATATATAATAAAATGTTATAAAAAAAATTAATAAATTAAAGTATAAAATAGTATTTACCATAAATAAAAAATAATTATAATAATATGGAATTTGGAGGAAATTTAATGATATTTATATTAAGTGGTGCAACATATCAACCTGTTGCTTTATCAACTTCTGCTACTCTTTCGACAAGTAAAGAAATTAGAGAGGTAACAACTAAAGATAGTGTAGATTGGGTTGAAAATGTTAGCGGTATGTTAAGTTGGACAATGGCAACAGATGGGTTAGTTAGTTATAATGTTTCTGGCTCAACAAATGGAGTTGAAAAATTATGGGAATATTATATAAGTGAAGACCCTGTTAGCGTATATTTTGCGATTAAATCGGGAACTACTCCCAGTTGGTCGCCTGATACATCAAAAAAATATTACAAAGGAAATGCAATTGTTAATCAATTTGATATATCAGCATCAAATAAAGAAAATGCAACATATTCAATTAGTTTAACTGGTACTGGTGCATTAGAAATAGTTTAATTTTAGTTTTCATAATTTTTATCAGGGTGTATATTTAAAAAAATATACACCCTAACTTTTTATATATATTTTTAGTATTTACAAAAAAATAATAAATATATATGGATGGAATAATAATTAAAATAGGTGAAAAAAATTTAAAAATTAAAAAGAGTTACAGGGGATTGATGTTATTTGAAAAGGTAACAGGAAAAGGTATATTTAAAATGAATGAAAGTGCAACAGATGTTATAACTCTTTTCTATTGTTTAGTAAAAGCGAATAATAAAGATTTTGATATGAATTTAGATGATTTCATAGATTTTATGGATGATAATGAAGAAAGTATAGAAGTTTTTATGAATTATTTAAAATCGTTAAATGAAGATGGTGAAAAAACTGAAGATGAAAAAAAAAATCTTTAGTAAGTGCTTATGAAATATATTCATTTTTAGTAATCAATTGTAAATTACCAGTTGAATATGTATTAGATGAAATAAATGAAAAAGAAGTAGAAAGTATATTGAAAAGATATGAATTAAATTATCAAGAAGATTGGGAAAAAACAAGATGGTTAGGTTATATTTTCGCATCCTGTTTTTCCGATAAACTAAAAAAACCAAGTGATTTAGTAAAATTCGATTGGGAAAAAGAAAATATTAAAATTGATATTAATGATGAAGAAGTAAAGAATTATTTTGAAAAAATGGTAGAAGATTTTAATGATAAAAAAGATGGTAAAATAGCGACTTTAAAAGACTTAATAGAAGATAAAAATAATAATATTATGAATGGGTAAATTTAGTTTATTAACAACATTAACATTAGATGCAGCGGGATTTAATAAGGGAATTGACCAAGCCAAAGTAAAAACTAAAAACTTTGGTGATGGTGTAAATAAAATGGGTGATGGTTTAAAAGGTGCGTTTAAAAATTTTGGTGGTTTAGTTTCGCCATTAACTAAAGATATGGGTGGTTTATCAAGTATGGTTACTGGTGTGATAGGTGGATTTAAACAAATGATACCCGCATTATCAGGAATAAAAGTTGCTATTATGGCAACTGGAATTGGTGCAATAATTTTAGCGATTACGGCTGCCTTAACAGGTCTTTACACTTGGTTAAAAAGAAGTGATGAAGGTGCTGATAGTATGAGAAAGGGTTTAAATGTGTTAAAAGCAGTGATGGAAGTTATATTGGATAGAGTTGCATTAATGGGTGGTGCAATTGTAAAGTTGTTTAAGGGTGATTTTTCAGGTGCTGCAAAGGATGTTAGAAGTGCTTTTAGTGGGATAAAAGATGATATACAAAAAAATATAGAAAAGGCTGATGAATTATCAAAACTTCAAAGAGAAGCAGAGATATTTAATATGGATTTTGCGACAAAAAGAGCAAAATTAGAAGTTGATATTTCTGAATTACAATTAAAAGCAAGGGATAAAGAAAAATTTAACGAAGTTGAGCGTTTAAAATTTGTAAAGGAATTAGAAAACGCAAATAAAAAAATGTATGATTTGGATGTAAAACAAACTCAATATCTTATTGATGAAGAAACGATGAAACAAAATTTAGGTTATTCAAATAGAGAAGATAAAAGGAAATTAAACGAATTAGAAGCACAATTAATTCAGAAACAAGCCGAATATAATGGGAATTTGAAAGAAACATTAAAATTAAATAATAGTTTATTCGAAGAAGTTAATAAAATTAAAAACTTCAAAATTGACCCTCTTAGTATTGATTTAAAAATTAAAGATATTGATTTAGATGTATCAGATACTAAAGATGCATTAGATGATATATTTGGTGAGTTACAAGCAGATATTGATGCTGGAAAATATAAAGTAAAGTTAATAAACTATTTTGACGCTTTTGGTGAATTTAAAGACGTTATGAACTCTATTGATTTTCAATCTCAATTAATCACAAATTCTATAAATGGTATAAGTGATGCATTTGTAAATCTTGCCGAAACTGGTGAATTATCATTTTCTAAAATGGTTGGGAATATGATTAATTCAATTAGAAGTGTTTTAAACGCTCTTTTAGCAGAAGCAATAATTGGATTATTCACTAAAGAAACAACAACAAAAGGATTTGCAGGCTTGGCATTAGCGGCTGCTGGTGTATCAGTATTAATGGGAGTTTGGAATAAATACGCAAAATTTGAAAGTGGTGGTATAGTTGGTGGTAATTCTTTTAGTGGTGATAACATACCAATTAGAGTTAATAGCGGTGAAATGATTTTAAATAAAAATCAACAGGGTAATTTATTTAAAATGATAAATGGCGGTAATGGTGGTGGTGGAAATGTAACATTTAGAATTGAAGGTGATGCATTAGTAGGTGTTCTAAATAATTACAATAGAAAAATAAATAGTTATAATTAATGTATAAAAATAAATACATATTACCATTTTCATCTGTTAATGGTAGAAAATATAGAATGGTTATACAGGAAGATAATTTTACTGAAAAATATGATGTTATAACAGGTGATAAACACCCAATAATTATAGATTATCCATCTACAGAAAAATTTGAACCAATTCAAACAAGTGGGGCAATAATAAATTTATTATCATCAAGTGATAGACAATTTATAGATTTATATTCAAGTGATAAATTAAAATATAGAGTATTTTTACAACAAAGTGATGATGATAGTGGTGATAATTTAAGTTATACTATTACAATTTGGAGAGGTTATTTAAATACAGAAATGTATAGTGAAGATTTTAGTAGATTAAAAAATTATATAGTAACATTTACAGCGAATGATGGATTTAACATATTAAATCGAATACCATTTATTGATGATAATGGTGATAATTATTCAGGTTCTACATCCCATTTTGAAACTATATTAAACATTTTAAATAAATTAAATTTAGAATACAATTCTATTAATATATCATTATCTACTTCTATTTCTGGCGTTACTTTTGAAGAATATGAAACTTTACTACATCATACATTTACCAGAAATGATAATTGGTATAATGAAGATAATGAGCCTGAAAGTTGTAAAAAGGTTATTGATGAAATATTACGCCCTTTTGGTGCAATAATTCAACAAATCAATGGCGATTATTATATTTTAGATTATAATTCTATTAATAAAACATCTGGAACATTATTTAAAACTTATTCTAATACTGGTGTTTATGTTGGTGAAAATATTTTAAATTTAAAAGTAGATGTTTCAACAATTGGAATTTATAGAACAGGATTACAATTTAACTATAATAGTGGAATAAATAAACAGGTGATTAAATATAATCAGTATAATAAAAAAGAACTTTATAATATAAAATTAACACCTGAAAATATAAGTGATTTATACACTACAAGCACCTATTTAAGTGGTGGTGATTATGAATGGAAAGAATATAAATATACAACACATACTGATTTAGAAAGATATGATAATGTAAGACCTGTTTATTTTGTTAAAAATGAAGGAATTGGAGAAAAGGCAAAAAGTAATTCTGATACATATTTATGGTTGCCACCTTCAAATGATGCTGATTTTGTAACATCTGCTTTTAAATTTAAAAGTATAAATGAAGTTGTTAATTCAAGTGATAATTATTATTTAAAAATAACAGGTAAAGCATATATACAAGTTAGTGAAAGAATAGCGGGGAACAGTCAATTATCAACAAATAAAGATGTAGTAAGTGCATCAGTATCATTAAAAGTTAAAGTAGGTGAATATACATATAATAATGATAGAGTTTTTTGCGGTGTTTATAATGATGATAAAATTAGTAGCATCGCTGATAAATGGCTCGATTTAAGAACAGATTTTCAAAGATGGCAAACCGATATTGATAATACCAAAACTTCTAATTTTATATTATTACCATTAAAAAATCATAGTGGTATAATTGATTTAGAAGTGATGCAATGGTATGCAGTTAGAGATAAAAATCTATATTCTAACAACTTAGCAAGGGCATTAAGATTGAAAGATATTAAATTAAGTATATCAGATATTGATGGTAATGATATAAAGGATATTGATTTAGAATATGTTGGTACTTTAGATGAAAATTGGATAAATTCAGGAAAAGCGATAAAAACATATATAGGTTGTAATGTTGATGCTGTACCAACTCAAAGGGGTGCAATTGTAAATTCTAATAATGAAAATATATTAAATTTTAATAGAGGTGGTAAGAATGGTTATACTTTAGAAGAATTATTACTAAACTCTATAATGAGTAATTTTGATAGTGAAAAGATTAATTTAAATCTAAGTTTAAATTTACCTTATAACAATATTACATATAATGGTTTAAAAATATTAACATATAATAATCAAATTCCAAATAAATATTTTTTTCAACATGGTAAAAAAATTGATTATGCAAATGGAAGTGTAGATATTAATATGGTTGAATATGATGAAGATAAATTAATTTTTGATTAAAAATAATATTAAAAAATGAAAGTTGTTAAAAGAGTTGTACCCTCGATAAGCAGAAATGGACGTATATATATAGATGGAAATTTAACATTATCATCATCAAGTATAAGTAGTGGTGGCGGTGGAACAGATACAGATGCTGTAATTGATATTGTCAATAGTAACATTAATATATTAGCCTATGATAGTAATAAATTTGATGGTAAAACAAGTGATAATTATTCTTTAACTGGTCACACTCATTCCACTTCAAACATAACTGATTTATCATCTTATAATTCATTTTCTAATTATTATGATAAATCAACTAGTGATGGAAGGTTTATAAATCAAAACCAAAAAGGGGTTGCAAATGGTGTTGCTTCGTTAGATAGTGGTGCTAAAATTCCACTTAATCAATTATCTGATAGTATAATAGGGCAAGTAGAATATAAAGGCACTTGGAATGCATATATAAATTTACCAATATTACCAGAAACACCAACAGAAAAAGGGGTTTATTATGTTGTTAGTAGTAGTGGAACTACATTTAATTTAACTTTTGAAGTAGGTGATTGGTTAATTAGTAATGGTGTTAGTTGGGAAAAAGTTGATAATACTGATGCTGTAACAACTGTATTTGGGCGATTGGGTAATATTGTAGCAAATGAAAGTGATTATAGTAATTTTTATGCATCAACTGGTCATACTCATTCAAATTATTTAACTGAATTACAAGGTAATAATTTATATTCTTTAACTGGTCACACTCATTCCACTTCAAACATAACTGATTTATCATCTTATAATTCATTTTCTAATTACTATAAAAAAACTGAATTAGGAAATGCGGCACTTTCTACATTACAAACAAGTGCAACTGATACAACAGCTGGAAGATTATTAGCTGTTGGAGCATTTGGTTTAGGTGGATTACCAACAGCACTAACAGATTTTGATAATTTACTTGGCGAAACTACAAGATTTTTTAGAATGACAGCTGGTAGTGGAATATCTAATGCGCCAACGGCAACAAGTCAGTACTACCAAGGATTACACCAAGGATGGACAACTGGTACGAATATGCAAGGAGTTCAATATGTTACACAGGTTACTGCTGCCACATCAAATTTATATTTAAGACATAAAAATAATACAGTTTGGACAACTTGGCAAGAAGTTTACCATACTGGTAATTTAGGTACGGGTACTGCTGGTTATATTCCATTTTGGACAAGTGGTAATACAATGGGTAATGATAGTGGGTTATTTTGGGATAACGTAAATAAAAGATTGGGTATCAGAAATTCAACTCCATCCTATGCATTAGATGTTAATGGTGATTTAAGATTAGGTAATAAAACAGGTGGTAGTCAAAGCAATTCATTAATAATGAATAGATTATCATCAACTGATAGTTTAAATATTACTTTAAGTGATAATAGTAATATACTTGCTGGTATAGGCGTTCGAGGTAATACAAGCGGATTAAGTTTTTCAATTGGTGGATTAATTGCCGCTAATGTGGCGATGTTTATTGAACCAAACAAAGACATTACTTTAACTAATACTGGTGGTTATAAAAAATTATGGTTCACAGCAGATGGTGATACTGGTGGTGAAAGTGCAAGAATAGGAAATATTAGAAAAAACTATGATGCACCTTATGATTTTAGGATTTACGCAGGTTATGGTGGTGGAACATATTCGGATTTGATATTTTTCAGAGATAAAAATACAGAAACTTTAAGAATATTAGGTGCAGATGGTAGTGTAGCAATAGGGAAAACAGATGTTACATCTGGATATTTATTAGATGTAGCGGGTGATATTATTGTATCAAAAACATCAACAGCCGCAACATTAACATTATCAGGGGGTGGAACTGGAAATGCCCATAGTATCATAAATTTAAATAGAAGTAGTAATGTTCGTTCAAATGGTGTATCTTTTAACAATTCTGGTGGAACATCCAATTGGTTTGTTGGGCACGTTTATAATGGTGGTAATTTATTTAATGATTTTGTTATTAGTGAGAATGGAAATAATTTAACAACCGCAACAACAAGGGTTAGAATTATTAAAGATACTGGATATGTAAATATAGCAGAAAGATTGGGAATTGGAACTAATAACCCTGATGCTAAAATTCACATTGTCGATACCGTTACAACCGATGGCAATCATCCAAAATTGAGAATACAAGGTGGTATAAACGTTTTAATCGGGAATTACTTAGGAGCAATTGAATTTCACACAGCAGATACTAGTGGTTTTGGTGCAGGTGTTAAAGCAGCAATTAGAGCAGTTAGTTATAATAATTTAGGTCCTTATTTTGGGTTAACATTTTCAACAACGGTTGATGCAACTGGAAATGATATTGAAAGGTTAAGAATAGCAGCTAATGGATTTGTAGGAATTGGAACTAATGCACCATTAACAACTTTGGATATTACAAGTGCAAATGTTAATGGTATGGTTTTAAATCAAGATACTGCAAGTTCTACAAGAAGTTCAAGATTATTTTTTAAAGCGGATAATTCAACATATTCTATTGCAAATATGGGTAATAATTTACAATTCGCTTATGGTGCAACTGTTGGAAATGCGACAGGAACACTTGCGATGATTATTGATAATTCTGGAAATACTGGACTTGGTGGACTTCCCTCAACTAAATTAGATATGTTTGCATCAACAGGTGTTACTTTAAGATTATCATCAACTAGAAGTGCATCAGATTGGAACAATGAAGCATTTGGAAATATACAATTTTACAGTGCTGATACATCAATTCCAGGTGCAACAACAAGGGCACAAATATCAGCCTTTCCAAGATTGAATAATACCGCTGGTCAAGGTGGTGAGTTATCTTTTTCAACAGTTGGAACATCAACAGGTGCAGTATTAACCGAAGCAATTAGAATTAATGATAAGGGTTATGTGAGAATTGGTAAATCTGGTGACCCTGCATATCTTTTTGAAGTAAATGGTGCAGCACCATACACTACAGGTTTAGGCGCAGAGGTGAAAATTAAGTTAGAAGGTTATACCCCGACAATGTACTATAGGGCAAGAAGAACTGATGGAACAGGGTTTGCATTTTCTTTTATTGATGGTCAATTTCAAAATGATACCACAGTTGCAAGTTTAATTAAAGTTGGAATGTTAGGTAGTAATAATCAGGGTGGTACACCAACTTTGAGTTATTTCTTTATTGGGAATGAATATAATGATACTGCCTTACGAATTTACGCAGATAAGAAAGTATATATTGATGGAAATTTAGAAGTTATTGGAAATACAACATTATCAACTTCTTTAAATGGTTATTTAAAAGCATCAAGTGGTGTAACATCAAGTATTTCAAAAGTTCCTTGGATTGATTTAGATAATATACCCGCAACTTTCACACCATCAACACATTATCACGATGATAGATATGGACAATTATCAGCACATAATGTTTGGGCAAATCGCAACGATTTTGGAATGGATGAAGATGGAATAATTATGACATTAGCAGGTAATGGTTCATTAATATTTGCAAATAATATGGTAAACCCGAAATTTGAAGGGTTATATTCAGGGGCTAACGATTTACCCATTTATGAATATAACTATGAAGATAGTATATTAAGAATGGGTGGTTATGCTATTGGAATTTATGATGTAAATACTGAGGTTATACAACTTAAGAGTAATGCAAGTGAACATAAAGTTGTTATTGATAAAGGTCTATCAATAGGTGATTTAAATGATTATGTTAGTAACATAGTAATTTCTACTAATTATTATGGTGATAATAATGTAATTGGAATGTATTGCACAAATAATGACCAAATAATTGCTGAATTAGAAGTTAGTGGTAACACCTATAGATATGCAAACGGTGATATTTCAGTTATAAACGGTGATATTAAATTAAAATCTTTTAATGGAATTTTAAAAGCAACAAATGGTGTAATAAGTGGGGCAACTGTTGGTGTAGATTATTTATCACCATCATTATTATCTGCTAAAATAATAGTTGGTAATTCAAGTAATTTGGCTACTGGTGTAGATTTAACTTTAAATGCAAATGGTGGAACTTTTGGTATAAGTAATACAGGTGTTTTAACAATACCTAATTCATCTACTAATAGTAGAGGACTATTAACAAACACCGATTGGAATACTTTCAATAATAAACCAACTACTTTTATTGGGTTAACAGATACACCATCTAATTATACTGATGGTGCGTATAAACATTTGAGAATAAATAGTGGTGCAACTAGTATTGAATTTGAACCTACACAAATTCCACAAGCATTAACATTATCTGGAAATACATTAACTTGGAACGTTGCAAACGGTTATAATGCAAGGGTTACATTAAATGCAAACGTAACTACATTTAATTTTAGTGGGGCAATTTCAGGTGATACAGGGGTTTTAACAATAATACAAGATGCTACAGGAAGCCGAACATTGACATTACCAACTGGACATTTAAAAGAGGGTGGTGTGCTTGTCCTAAGTATAACAGCAAATAGTAAAGATGTGTTAGGGTGGTATTTTGACGGCGTCAATTATTTTTGGAATATAGGTAAAAATTATTCGTAA